CGATAAAGTAGCAGCCTTTGCTACTGCTTCGGTAACAGCAAAAATTTCTTCTGTTGATTTTCCTGTACCAGCGAGCGCAAGACCAAATCGGTTAAAAGTTGCTGTAGTGGTTTCAACAGATACCCTGCCGCTTGCAGCAATAGCGTATAGCCTTCTTAAAGCAGCTGCTGATTCTTTTCCTCGACCTGTAACAAGGGCAATGCTGTTTTCAAGATTAGTTAAATCGTCTTTTGCTTTTACAATACCTTTAATAGATACAAAACCAGAATAACCAGCAACAGCGGCTTTAATTGATCTTGCCAACCCGCTAGTAACAGATTGAATTTTTCCAACAGACTTTTCTAATTTTTGTAATTCGTTCCGTGCCTGTCTTGTATTGGCACTTACTCTAATTTCTACACCACTCATGGTTCCTCCATTTAATAAAATTGCCCTCTAATAGTCTCGTATATCGAGAAACCATCAAAGGGCAATTAGTTAAGCGGTTATTATACCTATCTTTATCAACACCTGTTCTATAAAATATTTAGGTGCTTGTTTGCTGTGTCCGTTGTTTAGAACATCTATATATTCAACCCTATTAAGAATTGTTCCACCTCTAAAACCATAGCTGTCATAAGTTTTTGTATTTTTCCAGCCAAGTCTGGCTCGACCTGTATCTACAGGCGTAACAACTTTTAAAGTATCAGTAGCATAGTCTATTCTTTCTTCTATTTGAAAGTTAGAAATTTCAGAAACTTCTTTTTCAATTCTTCGCATTTCTTTCTTAAAGTTAACAACTTCCATACTAAAAGTATTAGACATACTATAATCCTTTTATTTTAGTTTCCAACCAGAAGTGTCGCCACCCTTGGCTTTAAGCATCATATCTAAAAACTTACCTTTAGGTAAGGCTTGATCTGGTAATTGCTTATTTTCTTGTTCTCGTTTTACAACTTTTAAAGAAGGAAATATACTTTCAGGGGAGCCTTTAACCCCTGCAGCCCTGAGCATTAAAAATGTTCTTTGGTCGTCTTGCCACCCTATAGGGCGGCTTTTGAAGAAACTAGTCCATTTTATTAATTCTTCATAGGGCATTTCTAATAAGAGTTTATAAACTGGCATTCTTAAGTTGTATGCAATTTCATACAAAGTTTCTTCTTGTGCGGTTAGTTTCCCGTATTAGCGCCTCCTAATCCTGCAATGCTCATGACTTTTTCAGACAGAGCAGTTAGTTCGCCAACAGGGAAATTATTAAAATCTTCATCGGTAATTTCTGAGGCATCCGATACTGCCATACGAATTACATCTTTAATTAAAGAGATATCATCGTATTCATCTTTTTTATTTTGTGATTTTTTAATTAAATCTTGAATTTTAAATACTTCTTTAACTGTTAATTTTTTAACTTCTACTTCTTCATTCATGAAGATTACTTTTTCAACAATTGTCTTACCTACTAGGTGTTTCATATTTTAACCTTACTTTAATTTATCATGTTCTGTAAATAATTCTTGATTATTTGCCTGAAAGTCATCAAGCATTTTTCGTACTGTATGAAGCACTGAAAGAGTTTCTAAACAATCTCTACCTTCTCTTGAGTCTTCTTTAAAATCTTTGAATCTCTCAAAGCTTTTACGAATACTAATATCTACGCTTCGGCGCATGTGCCTAAAGGTAGTACGCATAACAAATGCTTTACTAAACGGTTTATCTGTCATATTTATCTCTCTATAATAGATATAAAAGCCCCCGTTAAGGGGCTTCTACATTATTTTATTTTACACGGTTGCTGGACCAAAGAAGTCCGACTGCGCCGACAAAGTAACAGTAGCAGTGGTTGCGTCTGTCAATTGAGGGTTTACCAAAATAGCTTCGATTTTACCTTTAAAGTAAAAAGAGGTATTCTTTGAGGCGTTTGCCCCAGCGTTAGAAGCTGAGAGTTCAGTAGCAGTTTCACACATCATAAAGCGGAAGTAAACTTGTTGACCTACAAGAGTATGGAAGTCGTCCATATCTGCAGCCACATAGTTAACTGTTACTTCAAGAGTAGGGGCGTCTGATTGACCCTGAATCTGAGAGGATGTGTTTTGACCGTAAACTGGTACGTTTACAATGTTTGCTGGTGTACCAATAGAAGGAAATTCACGAACAGAAGGCATACGCTTAAGGTCTGCTGCGTCAACATCGGTAGTGTTTGTATCAAATAGTGTTGCGTATCCTGCTGCAGTTTCGCTAGCAGGTGTTACAGTAGCACTATCTGTAAAGATATCTAGATAAGAAAAGATACCTGAACTAAGTGAGTCGATATGTGCCATTTATTATTCTCCATATATTTTAAATGGTATTAAGTATCTGGCGCTGTATAGCGCTCTATTAGATGGGTCTAGCCCTTCCACATTCAAATAAGATGTTCCAAGCTCTGTTCCATTTGTTAATTTTTTATTCTGAAGATTAATATCAAGTATATCTGCTATAGCCATAATTCGAGACTGACCCTCACCTGCTTTAACAAATATTTTAACTGCAATTAAACCTTCAATTCTTTTATTACCTCCATGAACATAGTTTTCACTATTAGAGGGTAATACGTTAAGTCTACAAAACTCTGTTTGATTTGTAATAGTACCTTGATAATTGTCTGGGTAGACATTAATACTATTAGAAGTCCACGAGGCAGAGCCAAATACAGCTTCAATATCGTCTAAGACATTATCATACATTATTGAACCTCTTTAGTTAAAATAGCTTCAATAGTAAAATTATTGTCTGTATAATCAACAATATTGTATACTTTTGATTCAACTGTCAATATATCATAAACAGATATATCGACACCTGACTTCATAATAGCTGTAATGGTAAATCCTTCTCCAGACGGTCTCTTAGTAGATTGAATGATTACGTCAACAGTTTGACTAGAAAGAGTGCTTACTGTTTGCCGTGAAGCAAAATCATAACTTGAGACTGCTTTTGTAGAAAGTGTTCCCTGTTTAACGATATCACCCGCAGCAGAAAAAGCCTTGTTAACAGCGGCAGTTACTTTTGCAGAAAGAGACATTAATTAGCCCTCCACCAACCAGAACCTGTACCTTGAGAGCCTCTGCGAATAAGAGGTTTTAAAGGCTTAAGCACAAAAGAAGGAGTAATAGAAATTCTAGTTACGTCATTGTTAGAATCTGACAAACTAATACTTCCGATACTAATACTTTCATATGTCTGTGTTGTTTGGGCTAAAAGGTCTTCATTATTTAACAAATGTAAGGCTTGTTCATAAACAGCAATCTTTACTAAATACGGAATTTCTGTAGTTGTAAAGGTTACATCAAACCCTAATCTAGGGTCATAATACATTGCGTTTTTACGAGGCCAAGCCAGAGCTTGCGAAGAGCTAACAGCTGAACCAATCCAAGGATTGTTATCTATAATTTGTGTAGCAGTTACTAGTGCGTCATCTTTTAAAGAATCACTTGCACTAGACCATTTTTCATCATCAATTCGAGTTTCGAAGTATGATTCAGCTTCAGTAACTGTTACATAACTATTAGTGTTTAGAACTAAAGCCATTAGCTCCTCCTAGTTATTATGAGTGGAAGATAGGCAGGATGCCCAAGTTAAGCGCAGACATTTTACGATCCCACGATGTGTTAGTCGCAAAGTTAGCATTGGTTGCAAATGCGTTAGTTGCACCAGCCCAATCATAACCCATTGGGTGCATGATAAAGCCATAGCGATACCAAATATTTGTAGAACCACCGCCTGTGTAAGAGGCTGCGTCACGATCTACTTCTACGGGAGTAGGTGTATCTACTGGTGCAAATGTAATTGCTCCAGGCTTAACAATAAAGCTACACTTTGTAGATTGCGCGTTTAAGTCGCCAGAGGCTGCACTGTGCATTTGGTTTGCACGAGTCATTACCAAACGGAACTTGCCACCAAAGATGGTGCTAAAGTTCAAGTTACCATCTGTAACAGTAGTATCGTCTACCAAGTTAGCTGCACGCATTTCTGCCATGATCTCTGGTGAAGTAACCATGTACATAAAGTCTGGTTCGTAGTCTTTAAAACCCATGCCAATTGCTTGGAACAAACGCTCACCACGAGCAGCACCAATAGCACTAGAATCAAAAAGTTTACGTGCGTCAGATGTACCAGTAGCTGCCGCGCCGAAAGCGCCAAGGGCGTTTACATCAACAAAGTTACCTGTTGTAGCAGCATCAGCATCAGTGTCATAATCTGTAAGACCACCGTTACCTGAACCCCCTGCGTCACCATGAGCAACTTCATAGGCAGCAACACCTTTAAGAAGATTCATTAAAGCATTGCCTTCGTCATCACCACGAACTTGTGCAAAGTCACGAGCAATTTTTGCAAGACCATCTTGCTTAGATACAACTTCTTGCATGTTTACTTGTTGCGCACCAAATGTACGAACAGTTTTAATATAATTAGCAATATCGGTTGTGATATCGGTGTATGTACCGTCAGAAGCGGAAGACAAAGAAGCTACGTTTACATTAGCTGCTAATGGCTTGTAATAACGGAACTGACCAATAAAAGATTCTCCGCTAGCATTAATATCATCACGCATTCCAACAATGCCAGTTGAGTTAAGTTTACGTTCAGTTGTGTAAGCCTCATCTGCATAAGCAGAAATTGCGAGAGCTACATTCTGAAAATCTGTGTTTGTAATAGCCATAATTGTTTATCCTTATTTAACTATCAAGTTATTTTAATATGTATAATTTCCCAGTTGGCCTTTTGCCGCCAAATTAAGAACTTCTTGCTGTGTCATTTGTGACAAAGATTTAGTCTCATTTGATACTGGTGTTCCAGAGCTAGAGGTTGTACCTGCTCCAGAGTTCGCTTTAACACGAAACAAAAATGAATTATCTTCATTTTTTGAGTAAGAAAGAATAAAGTCTTGAATAGTTGTTCCTGAATTGTGAACCCAAGTACCGTTTTCATTTTGTACAAGTTGCTCAACAATATCACGATAAGCCATTTGCCGACTGCGATCATTTCTGAAGTCTAAACCACCAAGTGACGAATTAACCACGTTATCCCGATTAAGCTTAGTGTTTTCTTCTTCGAATACCTTTAGTTTAGCGTTAGCTTCTGCTAGCTTCATTTCAAGGGCTTCTTGAAGTTTTCCTTCTTCTTCTAGACGATTGATTGTGTCTTGTTTTTGTTTTTGTTCAATCTCCGCAGCCTTTTTAAGCGCTTCATCACGCTCGCTAGCCATGCGATCCATGTTTGACTTCATTTTAGTAAGTCGTTCTTGGACCTCTTGCTCAACTGGATCAACCTTGTCTTCGCTTAAAGCTTCAACGGTTTCCTTTTGAACATTTTGTTCAGTAGTATCACTGGATTCTACTTCATTTACTTCTTCTTCAATTACTGTATTTTCTTCACTCATAATTTTTCCTTTCAAGCACAGCTTGAGATAATATGTTTAATGTCACAGACATTTTGTTTTGTTAAAGTCTCATAGGCTATTACAAATAACTATGGACCAATGCCATACCAGTCTTCTCCTTCACGGATTGGAGCAAGTATGTCTTTTCTAGTAATCTTATTAGGAGGGTCAATAAGGCCCAACTCTTTTGCTTTAGCTAAGAGTTCATTGTAAGATTTTCTTGAAAGACCTTCTCTGCGCATTTCACGCAAGGTCTTCCTAATAGTATCACCTTCAAGAGCATCAGCATAGATGGTCCTTAAAGCAGTTTTAGCACGATTTGCTTCCGATATGTTAGTAAAAAAAGCATCGTGAATCGTAGCAGTATCGACACCGTTTTTACGCCCCCACAAGTGGAAACGCCGTACGATAGCGGCATCATTGCTGTGATTTCCGTTAACACCTAAGCCTATTCGTGCATCGTTTAGAGAGCCTTTTCCTAAAAGCTTTCCATCTTCAGCACTCGATTCATAGATGTTAGAAATTTTTCGACCCGAAACCGAGTCATTAAAGTCTACACGCTCTTGTATCTTTGGGCGATACCTTTGCATCATAACTTTACCGTCAAAAGTAACCCAAGGTATGTCTACTTTTTTAGTCTCGTTAACATAAATAGCTGCTACATCTTTCCAATAATTAATAAATTTATCGGTGACAGGCGCTCTTTGAGATAAGTTTTTAGACATAATTCTTGATACTTCTGCGAATTCTTTTGGACCAACTATTCCTTTTCTTGAACTAGTCAGCTTCCTTACAAAATCAGCAGTATCTGGGTGGATATCTGCTGCTTGTTTTAATAGAGTTCTTCCAACAGGTTCGTTTTTATTAATTAATTCAACTAGCTCATCCCTGAAAGATTTTAATTCTGCAATAACACTAGCTGCATTTTCTCTAGTAGCAATCTTTATTTTACCATCAATAATGCGAAGTTGTTCAGATAAATTAGCCTTAGTTACAGTAATAAACCCTTTATCATCTAATACTTTAGATAGCTTACCTGCAACATTAGCTGTTTTAGTTGCCGAACCCGCACCGTAAAAGGAAACCATGTTCTGAGCTTTAGCAGCTTTAGCTAAATCCTCCCATGTAAGACCTGCATCTCTTAAAGCAGCAATTTTAATAAAGTCAGGGTCGTTAACAGTGTCCATAGCGACTAAATCATAAAGTCTATTTTTTTGAGTTGTAGCTAAAACATTAGACGCTTGCGAAACAGCCCTGTCTCCTGTAGACAAACCAATAATTTGAGCTCCACTAGAAGATGCATCGTTTTCTATCATTAGTTTAGTCTTATAAGAATTAATAGATCTACCTTGTTTAAGATGTCTATTAATACGAGCGTATTCTATAGCCATACGAGACATCTTAGCTACTTCCGCGCCCTCTAAACCTCTAATAATAGGGTGTTGAAGAAACTCACGTAGCCTTCTGTCTCTTTGAGTCTTAGACATCATAATTTCACCTAGCTCAATAATCTTTTCTTGATTACGAGCAAAGATAGCTCTCCGTCCTGCTTGAGTCAGTGCTTCTGTTCCAGGCCCAATAAGTGCGCCTATCTGTACTTTCAGTTCATCAAAGGCACCTTCGCTCATAGCAATAGATTTACCAGAGTTTAAAAACGGCCTAACAAGTTCGCCACCTGTAGGCGTTAAATAACCCCTGTGGTATACACGACCACGAGAATCAATAAACGCCGTTGTTTTAAAATTTTGGCCTCTTTGTGCATGATACTTAGCTGTAGACATTAGACCATAGCCTTGTTCACCCCTATTTAGAATTTCATGACGAAACTCATTAATACTGTCAAAGTACTTAGAGTTACCTCTTGGGTCTCTAAATCTAGCGATATCATCCATGAACCCAAAGAATTCGTTATCAACTCCATACTCAACCTCCATAACGTGGTTTAGCATTTGAGCCATTTCACGATCAATTTGCTTTGGATCGTAGTCTGCAAACTTATCTCTAGAAATTAAAGGTAATCCAGTATTGTTACCTCTTGCATCTACATAGGTTTTATTATTTGCTTTTACATATAAACGATCTCTAGCAGAAGTAATGCCAAGTCTTCTAGAAATAGTAACTTTTCTTTCGGCTTCTTGCAATTTTAATAAATTTTTATTAACTACAATAACTTCTCTAGAAACAGTATCAGCCCAACCGCCAGAAGCTCTTCCCGTATCAAGGTCAAGAACACCTCTGCGGGTTTTTCCTCTAAATTGAATTTTAATTAAACCTTGATCTTTAAAAAATTCTAATATTTTAGAACCTTCTTTGTGGTGATCTTTTAAAGTATGCTTGGTAAAAGGTATTATGTTTTCAAAGTCTTTAGAAAAAGATTTACCAATGTTAATAGCAAGAGTATCATAATCAGTAGATTGTCCTGAAGCAATTAACTTAGATATTTTTGTTATACTGTCAATTGCTTTTTCATCAAAAATATTATCAGTAGGTTTTTTACTTGCAACTAAAAATTCTCTATCAAGTATTCTACGAACTGTTTCACGATTATTAGAAGCTAAACGAGTAAACCAAGCATCAGAGGGTTCTTTTTTATTTATCTTTTTATATAGGTCATACGCTTTTTTTACTTTAGGGTTTTTTTGTAAAAGTTTTTTTATTAATTTTTCTTTTGTAGGATAAGTATCAACAAACTTTCTAAAATAAACTCGAAGAGGTGCGCGACCTGTAATAAATATTTTTCTAGCTAGTTTTTTACCTTGTGTGCGCCTCCAAGCATCAATAAATCTTTGATCTGATAACTGTGTTTTTTGAAGATCAGAAAAAGTAAAATAATTACCCATAATATTAACTTGAGGGGTGTCTTTAGACAAATAACTAACAAATAGTTCAGATCTTTTGCGAGAGCGCGTATCTAGTAATCGAGACACGTTTTGTACAGCAAACCTATTTTCAGCTCTAATAACAGAAGCTAAATTTTCCCAAGGTTGTTTGTTTTTAGCAAATCGCTCTAAAACAACCCTTAAATTTTCAACAATAACTGTTTGTTGGTTTACTGAGATTTTATCATCAAGACTACTAACTAAAGATTCTATAAACTGTTTTTCATCAGCTTTAATAAGCTTTGAGTTACGCATAAAATCAAGACGTTCTTGATAAAGATTAAAATCAGGACTGTAAAGATTATTATTTTTAATTTCACCAGTTAAAGGATCTGCACTAAAGTTTCTTTCATCAAATTCATTACTAACTCTTCGCCGTGATGCTGTTTTACCAACAAGACTAGTACCTTTATAATCTGTTAAAGATAAAGTTTTAGAATAGTCATCAGAGTCTAATAAGAATAACTGCCGAAGATCATCCTTATTTTTAGGATTTCTTATTAAGCTACTTGTTCTTACAGCATCAATTCTGATATCTTGCTCTCTAACTTTTTGACGAGGTTTATAAACTGCAGTAGATTGTGCAGCTTTATTTCTTAAAGCCTGAATACTTAATACTTTACCTTTAGGCGTTACAAACTCATTGGCTTTTAATTTGCCTTGTCTGAATAAGCTAGCAGCATCAACAGAGCCTAGCATTTTAGTTTGAACGTCCATAGACTGTCTTTTAAGCCACAGCCCAAAACCTTCAAGTCGTGGAGCTGTTCCCGTAAGCGACTCTTCTTTTTTCTTAGATAGAATATTCTTCTTAACTTTAGCTGTATTTAACAGTTCTTCTTTTGATTTTAATACTGGTACTAATGATGAACGACAATTCCAATGTAAAGGAGGTACAAACCTTTTATCGTCAACATCATATAGTTTTCCATTGTGGTAAGAACAAATAGGGCTAGTTCTAGCGTCTAGAATAGCTGTAAACATAAATCCTTTTAGAATATCTTTATTATCTTCTGATACTCGCCTTAAAGCGGCTGTTTGAGTAGAAGTAATAGCGGTGCGTGTTAAAGTACGAGCTTGATATTCTGTTATCTTAGTTGTCTTTAAGACATCTTTGATTATATCGTTTTGGCTTAGACCTTTGGCAAGACCAGCCTTAACTTTAGACTGTATTCTTACAAGTTCACCTGCAGCAATATTTTTAACGTTTTGAGAAACGCTTTTGCTGCCCCTCATTGTAGGACCAGTTACTTCTGCAAGAAGTTCTTTTGTTCTTGGTTTTGAAACCTTATAAAAGTCTTTAACTTCTTTATAAAGGTTGTCTGTATGGAAATCCAACTGTGATGTTGAAAATTCTTTAAGAGTATTAGTTTTATGTGCTAAGAGTTCAGTACCAAAACGGCTTACTTCTTTGTTAAGACTTGCTCGAATATTACCTCTTAGAAGGTCTCTAACATTCTTTTGGTGTCTACGAAGTATTCTACGGTTTTGTATTTGAACCCCTTCCTCATAAAGCCTAACATCTGCCATGTGATCTACAATTCGATCATATAGTTTGTCATTAATGTTCATCTAGTACTCCAATGAGTAGTTAGCGATATTATTCAATTACCTCAACTTGATTGTCGGGGGTTTGATTTGTTAAAGGATCTGTTTGTATTTCTTCTATTGCTTCTTCATCACTGTAATCAGCAGGGAGGAAGTCGTTATATTTAGCAATATTAACCCAAGTTGAACGACTAATAATACCAGATTGATACCACTCAGAAATAAGTCGCATAGCGCCCTCTCCACCAACCATAGGTGCAAAGTCGTTAGACATCTGGAATTCAATATCACTGGCGTTATAGTCTGTACCATATTTCCAGTTAAGCATGAAAGCTATAACTTCTCTAAGTGTATTAGAAACTTTAGCGTTAAGAGTACCTAACTGAGCTGTTTGAGAGGCATTGCGAATTTCAAGAGCAACACCAGAAGCAGCCTGTTCTGGAGATAGCATACGGATACCCATCTTAGCCATTTCTTGAACTGTAGTTTCTATAGCACGATCCATATCATTGAGCGCACCTGTAGGTGTTTCTAATACAGATATACTTTCGTCTTTTCGTACTCTTAGCCACGTACCGAGACCAGCATCTACTATGTCTTGAAACTCTTCGTCTGCCATATCAGATTGAACAATAGGTGTATAGGTTGCCGCGCCATATAGCAAGTGATTTCTACGAGAAACTTTATTATAAAGAGAAATCTCTCTATCAATAAGAGGCATAAGTACAGGTTCAACAGGTTCAAGCTGACCATTAAGAGGCCAAGCAGGTATACGCATCAATCGTTCACCAAACATGGTTGGATATACTGTATTTACTTTTTTAAAAGTATTAGAGTGGCCCATTTCGGTATATTCTTGTTTTATATCGCCATTAAGAACTTTAACTTCGTTATTAGTATCAGTTTGTTCGTAGTAATCAAGAATTAATCGTCCAGACTCATCTAGGTAATGATCACATACTGTATCAACATAATTAGGATGCCAAGGATTATCTGGTGTATAACGTTTAGATAAATATCGAGTAACAACTCGACTTAAGGTTTTTTGACGAGTTACAGGATGATTTTCAGTTTGTACATTGATTACATTTTCAGCTTCTAAAATAACAGGATAAGGTTTGATTTTGTCTCTTTCCTCTGGAAGCATGTTATCATATTCTTCAGCTGAAATTTGAGGATAATCTACATAAACCCAAGCTCTAGATGTTTGAAGTTCTTCCCAAAGAGCATTATCTAAAAAATTAAATAAAGACTGTCCATCTAAGGTAAAATTGTTTTTAATCCAATTCATTGAATCTTCAGGAAGGTCTTCGGGTAATTTTATATGAGAATCTTTTCTTAATAAAGAACTGATTAAGACTTTGCAATATTGCGATGTTAAACCTGGAAGTTCGGCTTCTGATTTATAAAAATCATATTGTCTTTGAGTCATGCTTGGTGAAAAAGGTATAAGTATATTAGAATAATCAAATTCAAGATATTCGTCATGTGCTTTAACGTTTTCTTCACCTTGTAAGATTGCTCTTGATCTTTTCCAAAGAGGTTTTAGAGATTGATAACTATCACTAGGATCAGCAACCGATCTTTTTATATTTTTAGTAGGTTTTGTTAATAGTGACATTTATTTGTTCCTTACCACTTAACTTTATTAGCCCAATATGCGGCAGACATTTTACCTTTGGCTATATTTGTAGCGTGACGAGCTTTCCAAGCTAATCTACGGGCTTTGTACTGTTCAGATTCATTTGCTTTTTTAGGGGAACCTACAGCACCTTGAGAACCAAACCTAATAGTTTTTACTTTGTCGCCAACCTTGGCTACAACAATGTGAGACTTGTTAGGGTGACTAGGGGTGCGTTTAGGCTGATTATAACCAGATACTCCCGCACGAGTCAATCGTGTATCTTTACCTTTAGCCATTACGACTCCTATATTTA